ATATTAGTTAAAATTTTGTCAACATGAACATTTTTAGGTTCTGGCATCTATTTTCAACTCCTTTCTTTTTTAAATTATTTATTAAGCACCAACTTTAAGATGCATTTTAGTAATCAGAACTTCTATTATTTCATCTGCTCCTCCAGCAGCTTCCAGAGCTATTGCTCCGATATAATCTAAATTTGTATCTGCTACTACTCCATGTCCATTAGCATCGCTTTTTATAGGGTCATTTTCGCTGCATGTTCCACCCATCACTAATTTACTTGTACCCAATAATCTTACCCGGGCAGCTTGCCCAACAATATCGGGTTCATTTTGTAAAATTCCAATAGAAAGTTCATCAGCAACACAAGGAATAAGTCCACCACTTCCATCAAGTTTTACATAGTGATATTTTAAATCAGTTAAGTCTGCACCAGCTTTAAAAGTTAAATCTAAAACACCGGCAGCTTGAGACATTATTTAACACCTCTCTTCTTTATTTAATTTTATTAAATTATTTTTTCTTTTTAGGTTCAGTAGTATCTAAAACGGCCAATACCGCATCACGGTAAGATACGTCTTTATGCTCATCCATGTATTTCTGGACCTTCTTTTCTTCTGGGGTTGATTTATCTTTGCCTTCTTCCTCTTCCTCTTCACCCTTGCTTAATTCAGCAAAAATGGAGTCAGAGAAATTAGGTTGAAGTTCGATAAATTTTTCCAGTAGTTCCCGCTGTGAAAGTTCGGTCTCTTTGTCATCTACCGTAAACTTGATTTTCTTTTCGTCAGAAGTGGACTCTACAAGAGCCATCAAAACTTCTTTCTGTTTAGGTAGAAAACGCATGTCTTTATCGGAGCAGTGATCATCAATTAAGGTTTTAATTTCAGCTTCTCTTTTTTCCTTAGAGATTTTATTTAGCTTTTCTTCTGCTTCTTTTGATTTTTTCTCTTCGGCCTCAAATTTCTCCTTAAATCCCTTAGCCTCCTCTTTCTCTTTTTCGATTGTCTCCTTCTCCTTTTCAATTTTCTCGTAATCTTCCACTGCGATAAATTTCTTGCCTTCTACTTCGGTGATCTTAATTCCGTTTGGCATGATATAAGTCTCCTTTCTTTTTTTATCGACCTTTTTAGTCGTTTTCTCATATATAATTAAATTGGCATCTTCATTAAAATCATATAAGGCAGCAATATCTTTTAAATTGGTTACCGCCGGTAGATCAGCACCTAAAAAAGCTATGGCCGAAAGGACCTTATTATATTTCTTTTTGGTGCTGGGCTCGGTATAACCATATAAAAGTTCGCTTGATATCCTCTTATATGCTCCATTTTTGATTAATTGATATAAGACCTTAGGCACTTCCTTTATGTTAACTAAAATTTTATCCCCTACTCTCTTCAATTTGGTAATCCAGCCACCTGCCGGCAATCCTGTCCTTTGTAATAGCGCCTGTTTATCGCCATGACCTAATTTTACCTTTGGTTTTAATTTATCGATTATTTCATTAGTGCCACTTACGATATCATCAAGGTCCTTATCGGTTATTTTATTACCCTTCCATTCTCCAATACCAAATACCTCAACATCTTTTAATTCATAGGTCTGGGAATAGGCTTCCCATATTGCCAATTCCATAGTGTTTAAATTCCCTTGTGTTTCAGTTTTAACCCAGTTACCCTCTTTATCCTTTTTCCAACCTGCTTTTTTAAGTCCAGCCCAAGCAGTAGCAGAAGCTAAACCTTCTCTTTCTGCCCTATCTTTATACTGCTCATAAGCATTATTATAAATATCAATCCAGGTTTTTTGGGCTTCGGCGGGTAAACTTTTTATCCCTTCCGGGATATTACTCGGATACTTGTAAGGCATATAACTCAACTCCTTTTAAATTTATAAAATTTTTAGGCTTTATAGCCATGATCCCCGCCTTTCTTTCTTTAGATATCGGGGTAAATTTTTCATACTTAGTTACCGGGACCAGAGTTCCCCTGCATTCATAATGATTAGGTGGTTTTACCCTAGCTAAATCAGGATCACCCTTTTCAAATACCTGGCCATCCAATCGCTCACATATCTCGGTAGTCCGATCATCCATGACAGCAGAATAGGCAACCGCCGGTACAAGATCCCCCACGTCCGGATCGTTCATCATGGCCCAGCGTCCCTCATTGTAGGCATCGCTAAAATTGGTTCTAACCACATTTTCAAGGTGCCAGGGAGTTAATTCTCTCCCGGTTTTTATTTCTATCGCAGTAGTCCCGATATATTCCTTAAAGAATCCATCCAATTGAAACATTATTTCCGGGGTAGTGGTCCCGCCTTTTAAACCGTTATATAAGATCGCCCTTGCTTCCTTTAAGACGCTATCCCTTATCACCCCAGCAATCCAGAAGGATTTATTATTTAAATATTGCAAAGCCTTTTTGGGTGGCAAACCGGGGACTATATCGACAAATTTCATTTTACCCAGTTCGCTTTTTACCTCTTCCCGGCCATACTGCCATAAATCTCTTAGGTATTCCTGTATTTTGGTCTTTAATTCTCCCACGTGGGATAATTGAATCTTCTCTATTTGTGAAGCCGAATTAGTTTCAATGATCTTCCTTTTTAAGATATCTTTTTTAAGGGCTTCCTTCTGTTTGGTTATAATTTCTATAAGATCTTCTTTGGCCTTTGCTTCCCATTCATCTAAATTTTTTACTATCCTGGTAAAATTACATTTTTTTTCGTACTGGTTAGGCTGCCTTAATAACCTGGCCTGATAATTTTCTATAAAGCCCCCGCCTTTAGGTTTAGGTTCAGGTAAAATTATCCCCTCTTCTTTGGCCGGGATCTTCAAAAATCCCCGGACCCATTCCTCTTCTTGATTGATTAACCCTGCATCGACTAACATTTTAGCAATTTCAGCTTTGGCCTTCTGGTCCTCTTTAATCAGGGATTCAAATTTAAAATAGGGATATTTAGGTTGAGTAAAATTAAAATCTATCAACCGCCTTATGATCTGTTCCCGGACTATGCTATCTTCGGTTTCTGTACCTAAATAATCAAGGATATAAATAAAGATATCAAAGTGGGTTTTAGATAAAGCCCATGAGCCTTTTTCCCCAGTGTCCATTAAAAGAGTACCCACCAGCAAGGCCCGGGCAATCATGGCATTATTGGTGTCAAAGGCCGACTTATAACCTGCGTCTCCTCTCCTGGTAGCTTCCAAAAGTTCAGCCTCCAAGCCTTTGGGCATAACCATCGCGGTATTAGTCTGGATGTTCTTTAATATTTCTAAATACTCATCCTGTTTGATTTTGGGAGTACCGGCTTCATAACGACCTATTACGGTGGGCTGGCCAAATTTTTCTAAAAAGACATTCCAGAACCTTTGGACGATATCATTGGAGAAATAATACCGGTAGGCAGCCCTAAAATCGGACTCGCCATATAAGCTGTCTGCATCATCATCATTGGGATTATAGGTAAAGAGAATAAATTTATTGACCGGTAGAGGTTTATTGCCTGATTCAATTAAGCCCTTTTCTTCAATGTTGCCATGTTCATCACATTTAAACATATAATTTATAGCTTTTCGGACTTTGATATTGTCAATCCCGATCATCCCTTTAAATTCTCCGGTGGAAAGGATCTTATAATTAATTTCAGCCACCGAAAAACCGTCTCTCATGGCATTCCATATTTTAAGCAGGGTATTATTTACATTCCCCTTCATCTCTGAAAAACAATGCTCTATAAATTCAGCCTGTTTTACTGCATCCTGATCATCTTCATCTTCCGGTCTGATACTCCAGGGGGTAGATAACCGGGCATGCTTCTTTAACATAAATACAGCTTTAACCTGGCCATCTCGCCTCTGCATAGTCCGGTAAATTTCCAACCCTTTTTTTTCTACTAGATCATCAGGATTATAGATAGGAAGATTACCAATACCCCAGATATCAGTACCACTTTTACTTAATTCGCCCATTTCCGGCTTAACTAATTTTTTTATAGTCTCTTTAGTATTTTGAAATATATCTTTTAAATCCATAAATCCCCTTTAGAAATAAAAAAGAGAGCCAAGATAAAAATGAATTAACATTTTAAAATTGGCTCTCTAAAAATGGAGCTCTAAAAACAATATTTATTTTTTTCAAGAATAACACAAAATTATTTATTAGTCAAATTAAATCAATCTTCAACCATGGTTGAAAGTCACTTTACATAAGGTTGATTATAATACCCTTATCACCAATCCTGCTCGGCACTTGGTCGTTCCCCGGCACTCTTTCCTTCTATTATAGACTCCGACTCTTCCGGAGCAGTTATCGCCCCATAAACCGCCATAGCCAAAGCAATGGCCAGGTCGATTTTTTTAGTTCCTGATTTTTTGACGATTCTCCAACCCCGGGAAGAATAAACCACCTTACAATTAATCAGGGATAGTCTGATTTCTTCTGATTCATAGAAGATTATCCCCTGGCTTTTAATCAGGTTAAAAAGGCATTGACTAAAGGCTATGCAATTCCCCTGGGTTTGAGGCAATTCCACCATATTAATCTTTTCTTTTTTTAAGTCCTGGCTTAATTGAATAGCTTGGTAAGGGTCAAAATATAAACTTTGAATATCATAAATTTTAGATAATTCAATCAAGTATCTTTTAACATCATCAAATTGCAATTCTTCAGTTTCTAGGGGAATATAAACTTTATGGTCCACCGAAAAAATTTTATTACCAACCTTTCCTACTCCACAAATAGCGGTATAGTCGTTTCTATATCCCACATCAAGCCCTAACCATATAGGAATTTTTATCTTCGGCCTTCTGACCAGCTTATAATCGATACAACCCCTAAATTCCTGATCAGTTATGAAAGAATCTTCTTCGCTTACCCAAAGATTTTTATGCAACCGCTTAAATAGATTAGGTCTCATTCCCGGTTTATGTTCCTGGCTATCTAAATATTTTTTAGTTACGAAACTGCTCGGGTTTGCCTCTTCTCCCTGCTTGATATAGAAATAGCTTTCCGGAGTATTACCTTTTTTTGATTCTTTAACTAAATCCCACAAGATCCCTTCTTCTGATCTTCCAGCAGTAGAAGTTACCAGGATAAGAGGATATTCGTATACCGGGGATAATTGCAGTTCCTCAAAAAAGAATCTTAACGAATCCGTATCAAAAGAGGCCAGCTCGTCAATACAAATTAAAAGGCAATTAAGACCAGCACTTGACCGGTAAGACGAACTTAAACATCTTAAAATCGTTCCAGTTTTAATATTCTCGATATAATCGGTATAGATTCGGCACTTTTCATTAAGCTTCGGATTCTTTCTAATCATAGAAACAATTTTCCGATAAGTGATAAAGCTGGATTGGTCCTTACTATTAGAGCAAATATAAATTTCCCCAGGCTCTTGGGTAATTAAAAACCAGTTTAAAACTATTGCCGAAAAGGTAGATTTACCGTTTTTTTTGGCCAGGCTTACGAGGATCAATCGAGGCCTATTCTTATAAAAACAGTCTATAAGAACCTCTCGCTCCCAGTCCTCGAGTGTAGTTAATTCTCCTTTTCCTTCCGGTAGATAAATCTCTTTTTCTGCAAACTGGATTATATCTTCTTTATATTTCAGGATAGAAAAGACCTCACCGGTTTTTGCTTTCTCTTTCCACCTTAGTTTTAAGTTATCAAGTTTCCTTTTTTTAGCTTTCACAGTTTTAGCGTCATAGCTTGATTTCGGTCTCCACTTCACATTTTTAGCCATATTAAGTAATTTACCACCTTATCGTTAATTTCACTAAAAATAAAACGAACGTATGACGTTTTTAAGGGGGACCAAAAAAGACCGCTTGTCTCTATACCTATTTCCTAGCCTTTTCCGTTAAAAATTTGCACCCCTTAAATCCCGAATCCGTTAATAACCTCTTTATTTTCGTCATCATTTATCCCGATATACCTGAAAGTTACTTTAATATTTCTATGATTCAATAGGTTAGAGATCCTTTCGATACTAATTCCCTGCTTTCTCAGGTGATAACCGAAAGTTTTTCTAAGCGTATGGCCTCCAACCTTCTGCTTAATTCCGACTCCCCGGCACCAGGCATTTATTAACTGGTAGGCCCTGATCCTGGTAATTGCTTTGTTCTTTTTTGATTTCTCGTTAGTGAATAGGTATTGATCCAGGTCGAATATATCAGTCTTTTTCAGATAATAATTTATAGCTTCTATGATCTGCTTATTGAAAAATACCTTTCGGTTCTTCCCGGTCTTCTGCTCTTTGATATCCAAATAGTCTTTTAGATCCCCCTGACTATTTTTAACATCTCCAAGTCTCAGGGATAATATGTCCCCGATCCTCAGACCGGAGTTAATACCAAAGACGAATAATAAATAATCTCTCGGATTTTTCTGTCGGTATAGATTCCCTCTAATCTGTTTTATTTGATTTTCTGATCTGATCGGCTCTACGATATTCATACTCAAAAACCCCCTATATTTTGTTTAATCTTTCTAACAGAATTATAATATAGGTTAAATAATAAAGCAAGTATTATATTAAAATAAATTCAAATATTCTATAACCTTTATTTTGTAAGGCTTTCGGAATTATACACAATAAGCATTGTGTTAAATACAAATCTTTCCAAGTCACCATAGAAAGATCGAATCATTCCGAACCATTCGTAAAATCGAAAATTATTTTATAGCCTGTTTTTTGACTTTTTCCACACCGAGCCACTCCAATAAACCGAGCCACTCCGAAGCCACTCGTAGAATTAAAAAATAATCGTTGTAACCCTTATAAAATAACGTTTCTTTTTTTCTGATTTTCTGACCTGATCGCCTCTTTGGTTCATTATGCTTAATCTATTTAACTAAATTGTAATATAGATTAAATAAAAAAAAGCAAATATTTTTTTTGACCCTCCGCTTTGAGTAAAACCGAGCCATTTTGATGAACTTTTCCATCCCGAAGCGTCTCCAATGACATGTTTGTTTCTATACATTTCAGAGCATTTATTCTATAAGACCCCTATGATTATACACAATTGCCATTATATTAAGTGAAAAATAAGGGCTTTATTACTGGTTTCTCTAATAACTTCCGATTATTAAAAAAAGTCTTATATCCAATTTTTTGGACTTCTTACTTAACAAAAGTATCTTTCTCAACCTTTAATTTTCTCATGATCTTCCTTTCCAAAAACAAAAAGCCAGACCAAAAAAGCAATTTCTGCTTTTTCAATCTGGCCCTCTAAATTGGAGCTCTGGAATATTTAATTTTCTAATTCACTTATTTTATTATCCTACTATCTAATATTACCTAATACTATAGTAGTATATGTCTTCATAAGATTCTTCTCTTTGTTCATTTATTCTGAAATGAGGCAATAAACTTTCTTCTATCTTTGCGTACTTGCCTCTTTTAGTTTTTTCTAAGAAAGTTAATAACGCTTTTTCCTCTTTTTGTCTTAACTCTTTTCTTTTTACTTTCATAATTCCTCCTCCTTGTTAAATAAGAACTTTTCTACCTATTTTCATTTCAATTTGGTTTTTAATTCCTAAAAGATCTATTTCGAATCCACATTTACAAATGAGTTTAGCATCTTTTGGAAAAGGTATAAATCCTTTATTTTTAAAGTCTATATCAGTCTGGGGATTAGGTGCAAATTTTGCATATATTTTATGAATTTCCCCACACTTTGTGCATCTTTGTTCAAATTCAGCTACATCAACTCTTACCTTCCCTGGTATTTTTATTGGAGTTCCAGCATGAACAGCATGTCTAAACATTTTATTATCCTGAGTTGCGCATATCTTATAAGACGTTGTACTTTCAAAAATCATTCTACAAACTGTTTGGATTCTATACACAATCTCAGCCAATTTTGGGTCATTATCTAGCCTTGTTATCTTTACTCCAATTTCCTCTAAATTATCAATTTTTATTGACCTTCCATGTAATCTCCACTTAGAATGATTTGTTAATTCCTTTGCAATCTCCTCTGCTCGTTTCCTTTTCATTTCTTCAGTTACAGGTATTTTATTGGTTTCGGTAACAGTCCAATTTTTGAATTTGTAATTTATCAACCATTCAACTACCAAATCTTCAGCAAATTTTAATGCATGGAATACACTACCTAATTCACCAGGGGTAATCTGTGCTACTATCGTAGCGTCAAATGGGTTTAACCTATTTTGTTTTTCTGCTTCTTCCCTTTTCTCTTTAACCCATTCCATGTAGTCATATGCTGATATTATAGAACGTCCAATTTTCATTTGCGCATCAATCGGTCCCAAGCTCCCAGTTTCAGTCATTAAAATTTCGTTACCTGATAAAACAATAATTGTGCCGGCGCTTTTAGCCTCCCCAGATATTACAAAGGATACCATATCAAAATTATTGTGTAGGAACTTGACTATTTCTTCTGCTGTTTCGCCACTTCCTCCCGGTGTTTCGATATACATATCAACTTTCTTAAAGTCTTTTTTGCTTGCCAATAAATCATGAATTACATAAAAGTCTGATTGTTCTAATGAAACAGCAGGGATTGGTTTTCCAATCGCAGCAGCAAAAACAAATAAATAGGTATCTCTCAATTTATTGTAATTTAATATTAATGTCATTAATTCGGATTCTAATTCAGGTATACTTAATTTTCTTTTAATATATTCATCTATTAAGCTCATATTTTTATCTCTTTATAAACTTTTTTATTTAATTTTATCACTTTTTCTCTTCTGATTCAATAGTTGTTTTTTAACTGTTGTTTTTTAATCTCACCATCACCTTTTCCTCAATCTCACAATTTACAATATTAATTTGATTGCAGCGGGGACATTTAATCTCAATTATTCTGCTTTCTCCATTTTTTATATCAAAGCCTGGTGATCCAATAAATAATTTTCGGTTACAATTTGCACATCTTACTTCTATTTTTTTTATTTTATACCACCTGCCCTATTAAAGTCAATTTACTCCCATCCGGGAATCAGCCTACCATATTTTTCTATCTCTTTATAGCTTATTATTTCTTCAAAGTCTATTCCCAGATCATCACATATAAATTTAATCATTTCTCCGTTGGCTTTATCCCTAGCGTACTTATCGGGAATTACAAATCTCAATCTCTTAAATTCCTCCGGATAATATTTTTTGAATCTCCTCAGTTTTGTTTTATCAACTGGCCTAGAATAGCCCTTTACCTCAATAAATACTCTTTGTTGTGTTGGCAAATAAAAATCAGGTTTATAATATTTTGTGCCTCTTTTAATATTTTCAAATTTATATTCCCTTGGTTCATAAAACCATATTATTTTTATATAATTAAAATATCTCGCTATATTAGCTTCCATCTTACTCCGGAAATATTGCTTTAAATCTTCCCGGTAACCGCCTTTGGCTACTTCCATTTTCTATATTCCTCCCAGGTACAAGATTTAAATATCCAGGGTCTATTCACCCATCTCATAAAATCTTTATATTTTCTACTTTTTAATTCATTGTTATAATTCATAACATAGGGCCTAATTGATCCTCGACTATCTTTGATATTTCTTAATCTTTCTATTCTGTAAAGATCTTCCTCAAAAGTGGTGTCAAAACCGATCAGGACATATACAGTTATATTTCTTGGCTTGATTCCCGCCTTAATAACAAGATCTAATCCTCTTATTATTTCAGTTTCATCTTTAATATTATCCCAGGCAAATCTTATCATTTCCTTATGCTTTATCTCGGCCAGCAGCTTAGCATTTTCTTTATTTACAAGTCGGACATCCAATCCCTGGTTAAAATCCATTCGCCAGCCCTTATCAATATATTTTTGTAATTTCTTAATATGAGAAGGCAAAGCCAGAAAATTATTATATAATAAAACTACTACGTTGGATTTAGGATTTAAAAATTCTTCTACTTCTGCATGCTCTCTGATCTTCCCTTCTTTCTCTGGTACTATACAAAATTTACAATTCCTGATACAGCCCCGGGTAGTAAAGCCTAAAGAATAGTCAAGATCATATAGTTCATAATCTGGCATAAAATGCTCCACCTCTCTTGGTAATTTTATTTCTAAGTCAAAACCTGATCCGCCAGCCCGATAAAAATTTTCAGGTATATAACATTCATTGATATTAAATTTTGTAAATATCTTTGAAATATATACCCTATCGTAAGTTTTTAAAAATAATGGACTATATAATTCTGTTTCATCGCCTTTTTGTTTATGATAAGCAGACAATTTCATTAAAGCTAAATTATGATATTTTGAATCAATATCAAATAGTCCGACCTTCATGATCAAATCTTGCCTAATATTTTTAATATAAAAATAACTTCCATAATCACCACTGTCCCGAAAAGCGCCCACCAAGCCCAATCGTTAACCTCTTCTGCTTTTTTAACCGGGCTACTAAATCCTTTAATCTTTTCATAGCCTACTTTGAATTTCATTTAATCACCTTCTTTAATTTCAAATAAATGAAATACCAATGTTCCGTTTCCCATTTGAAACGTTCCTATGTAATTAATTATTCTAAGATAATCATCGCCTAAAGGATGACCTGTCCCGGTTAATCTAAAATATCTTTTTTCTTTCTCTGTTTCTGAATCTACCATTGCCCATAATTGAGGAGTGCCTCTTTGTGTTTGGACCGTTAGTATTTCAGCATCTTTAGGCAACTCTAAAGTGAAATGGTCTTGTATAAGGACCGGATATTTGAAAATTGATAACATTTTTTCTCCTTTCTTTTTTAATCTGGATCAGTTCCGCCGACCTTGACCTTTTTAACTTCTTCCTTGGTATAAATTCCCAGTTCGGCCTCAACTGCCTTCAATCGTTTTTCAAAATCTTCTAAAAGTGGAATCATGTTTTTCTTTATCTCTACACAATAAAACCTTTTTACCTTTTTTAATTCTTCTAAATTTTTATTCATTTAATCGCTTCCGTTTTTTTTAAATATATTCCGGACTAAAAATCTGTCATTTTTAATCTCAACTGTATTATAAAATTTTATATACTTATTGTTTATCCTGGTATTCTCTTTCATCTTGGCCTGTAATTCCGGGCTAAACTTTCGTTTTAAATTATTAACTTTATTCTTTTTCTTTTGATATACTTTTCGTTTTATAGGTACACCCCATATTTTTAAATGTCGCCACAGAGAAGTTGAGACTATTCCGTATTCTCTGGCAATGTCTAATATCGGGATATCGTCTTTATACATCTTGATTATTTTTTCCTTTTCAACTTTTATTCTCGCGCCGGTAAGATTTTTACTCATTAGATTAAACTCCTTTCTTTATAAGGCCCTTTTGTTTAGGTGCTTGAGCCGGGAGCCAAAGTCCGGGTTTTGGGAAAACACCTGACTCCACCTTGCAGAAGGGCCTTATTAATTTTCCTTATCTTCCTTAGCATATCCTTCTGCTCTTGCTAACCAATCAAATATATAGATTGAGTAATTATTATTAAATCTATCCTTTATAATTTTTTCATATTTAGGATTCTTCTTAAAATGTACCCGGATTTTATTCAGTTCTATTTCTATATCTATATTAGGGAATATCTTTGCCCACCTGTCTTTAATATCATCGTCTATACCGTGCCAGCTCCATAACTCAAAATCGAACTCTATATTGTTGGCTGGCTTCTTTTCTTTCCCTTCTTTAATTAATGGCTTAAAAGGCTTATTTTGTACTCTTTCTTTATTATCTTTATTATCTTTAAGAGTTTCTTTAGACAAATGTTCGCCCCCCCTGAGATCCTTATTTTTTATACTATCTCCTGAATTATTGGGTATGCCTAAACTTACCTTTTCCGTTAGTTTTACTTCCTTTTTTGGTAAGTTTTCCTTACCTTTTCCGTTAGTTTTCCTAACCTTTTCCGTTAGTTTTCCTTTATTAAAAACTTCCTTTTTCGGTAAGTTTTCCCATTTCTCATAATGTTCATTAAATTGATAACATTTGTCTTTTATAATTATTTTATTTTCAAGGATCATTTTATTAATAGTTTCACCAAGATGACTTTCATACATTCCTATATCATTGGCTATTTGTCTTTTTTTTAATTTTTTAGTCCAATCTTGCCTTCTTCCCATTCCATTAAAACCCCAAGACCAACGGATAATATAAAATATTATCCTCATCTCATCTTTACTCAATAGACCTTTAGCAAGTATATCTATCAATATTTTATTTTTTATTGGAGTAGAATCCTTTGGGATCATCTGTTAATCTTATTTCCCCTTTTTCTATTACTTTTTTTAGGGGCAGGCCAATAGCCACAAAAACCTGCCCCCGCCACCTTAAACACTCTTATACAAAGAGACATTAAACCACAATCAAAGGCACCACCTCCCTTTAATCAGCCCTGCCCTACTTCTCAAGGTTTTTATATCGTAGGGCAGGGAACGGCAGTTCGGAGAACCCTGGAGAGAAAGCCGGACCGCCGGGATTCGATTCACTTTTTATTTATTTACCTCAATGGCCAATCTATAATACATAACCGGGTCTCTACTTTTTACTTTTTTCCTGTCAATATCAGCAATTAAATTCTTAAAATAATTCTCCACTTCTGCCAGATCTACCCTAGTATTATTATTAATTTTAATCTCCCTGCCTTCCCTGATATCGTTCAGTAAATCTGTTACCGCAAACAATTCTTTATAGGTCATTGATTTATATTCCCCCTTTTTTTATGAAATCTTCTAATCTTCCAAATGTTTCAGAACTTATTACATGCCAATCCCAAAGTGCCATAATGTATCCCTTCGTATAATCAACAGAATTAAATTTCAAACTACGCCTTACCGAAGATAAAATAATATCATAATCTTTCATTTATAGTTCTCCCTTCTTTTTTTATAGTATTTTTTTATATTATTTATAGTTAGGAAATATCTTTATCTTTTCCGGATAGATATTTTTTAGGCTATCCTTTAGATAAACCGGGATATTATTCCACTTACAATAATTTACTATATTCTCTATCCATTCTTTTTTTGGTATGATCTTTCCTTTCCTATTTCCGGTTTCTGCCCCCAGGATCACCCAATCAATATTTGCGTTTGAAAATGGTCTAGGGTTAATATGCTCGAGGATGGGTTCAACCGATACAAAAGTTATATGACAACTCGTAACAAATAGACAAGGGATTCCTCTCTCAAAATCTTTTTCTCTTGTTATGGTTACCCCCAGCCAACAGTTCTTCGGGAAAATATGCCTATCGTAGACCTCCGGATATCTTGTCAGAAATTGGAAGATATGCTGGGGATATAATTTTACTTTTTCCAATACCTTTTCCAGCCATCTATCTTCCCAGTAAGCTATTTCGCTCATCGATCCCACGAATATCTTTTGGGTTTTTTGGGGAAACTTTTTATCAAATTGAGCCCTTAAAAACGTAAGTTTAAAATCTTTTAATCCGGACAAATAATCTCCGGTCCAGGCCCAGGTGGGATGTTTTTTCCAATGGTGACAAAACTCAATTTCAGTCATTTGCTTATAACGGAAACTTGCTATCTTTCGAGCATAACAATATTCACATTTATTAAGACAGCCCCAAACCGGATTCCAGGTGGTATTACACCACCCAATTTTATTTTTCATATTTGACCCCTTTAAAAAATTCTTTGCTGAACTTTAGCTATTCTTCTTTTAGCCATATCGATATATTCCTGTTTTATCTCAATACCGATAAACCTTTTTCTTTGCTTTAAAGCCACCAATGCAGTGGTCCCGGCTCCCATAAATGGATCTAAAACTATCCCGCTTTCAAAACCTGCATTGCAGCCACAATCGGAATAGCCAATAAATTTTCTTGAAATACTTTTCCAATCTTCATTGTAATTTTGTTTTTCTTCTCCGCTTGCTTTTACTTGTGGACTCGGATAATCAACTTTAGCTCGGCGGACTCTTATATTCATTGAACCTTCCCTTTCTAATTCAAATATCTTTACCCTTGCCTTCCCACATTTTTTACATACAAATTCCGGACAACCTGCCTTAATCGGTATTTCAATCAACCCTTCCGGATATACTGCAAAATGGGCTTCAGGGAATGGCTGGGTTGGTATGATCCAGACACAGCGCTTGTTTCGACCTTGACTAAAATTTATATGATCTTTATAAGGCTCATCTCTGTTTAATCCGCTTGAATGGTTGAAAGATTTAGTTCCAGGAGAACACCAATTATATTTTGCTCTTTTTATTGTGGCTTCTGCTATATCATCAAACTGCTGTTCAAACCAATAATCGTGGCTAGCCCAAAATGAAACTTTAATCTTACCTAATCCCTTACATCTTTTACATTCTTCTTGTTTTGTTATTCTGTGGTATCTGGCTCTTGGACTTCCCATATTTTCAGCATCTTTTTTATTTATCTTTGTTTCTCCACCAGTGCCTTGACATCTTGGACAGGGTCTCCATTCCCAATCTTTACCTTCTATTCCCTTAATTCCCAGTGGGTTTTTGCTTACGCAGTCTAAAGTTTTTTCATTGGTCCAGAATATAGCTTTATTGTTTTTGGTAAAGAAAAATAGATATTCAAAATCTATGGTGAATCTATTCGGGGCACTCGAAGGCATACAATTCGGTTTCCACCATATAATTGTATTTCTCTTGATCCAACCTCGGTTAATCATTTCTATTGAAAATCGGTAGGGAATATCCAGTAAACTTTTTTCATAGCCTCTAGTAGCTTTTTGATTACCTTCTGTAGCTCCATATCCTATTGTCAAGCGGTTAAGATTAGAAGTTTCTAAAGTATGGCCACTACGATTGCCACTTCCACCATAGCTATCTCCTATATTTACCCAGCAGGTCCCGCCTTTCCTTAATACTCTTTTAACCTCATCAAAGATCTGGCACAAATGTTTTATATATAAATAAAAAGTAGGCTCGAGGCCCAGGCTACCACGCCAGGCACCGCATTTAATACAAAAGCAATTACCTTTATCATCAGAAGCTCCTTTATCCTTAAACCAGCTTTCTTTACCCGGATTAGTTTCGCCTGATTTATGCTTTAAAGTAATAGTTTTATTTCCCCAAATATGTTTACAGTTCTCATCCCCATCCCATATAACTGGATCAATCCCATAATCTCGGAGTCCCCAATAAGGTGGGGAGCATACACAGCAATTAACCGATTCTGCCGGTAATTGTGTTAATATTTCTAGATCATTGCCGCATAATATTTTATTTATATAATCCATGTTTTACCTCATTTATTCGCCTCAAAGAATGCTTGAGCAAAGCCCAGTGGAGTAATAGATTTAATTCTTCTGCTTATTTTCTTTGATTTTAAAGAGGCTTCATACATCATTTTAGACATCCTCTTACCGCTTTTAAAATAAACGAATTCTGGCTCTACCCTATTTTTCTTCTTTGGTATATTGAAGTATCCCCATAAATATGTTCTCTTCGTATAGGGATCTCCAAAGTCGCAAGGATCGAAAGTAAATACAGGTTTACCCAGGAATTGATTTAAATATCCTCTCGGATTTTCCAAACACCAAAAAGCTAATTTAGTTTTATAACGACATTCCCAGATAATATTTAAGCAGGCTATAACCAATTTCATACCTTCCCTAAAATCTCTCGGAGTTTTGGCTGTTGTCCTTGCCTTACTAAACATAGTACAAATAGGTGAGGCTAATATTCCATAGATATCCGAAATTCTTACTATAAGTGTTTTTTCGCTACCACCTTGAAAAATTATATATTCGCTTCCAATTTCGGTTTTTAAGATATCATAAAAAGGCAAAGTAACATTAATTACCCTGTATCCTGCCTCTTTATATTTTTTACTCCACGCTCCGGTCCCACCGCATAGATCAAGAATTATTTTTGACATTTATGATTTCCTTTTTAATCTTTTTATTATTTCTCTTTCTTAGATATTCCAATAGCCTTAAAAGTTTAATATCGTTCTCTTTATTTAATTCTTTTAATTCTTCTGCAGTTCTATGAAACATGCTTTTAGTTATCAGCACTTTTATAATCCTCCAGGTAACACCAATGAGGTATTTCACCTTTTAAGGCAATCATCCTATTGATTATTCTATAAGTACGATATTTAGTTACGCATTCAGGATGTCTACAAATAAATCTACCGAGACTAGTCATTGTGTCATAAAAATAATCATTATATTTACATTCCTCACAATGTCTGATTTTTAATATTTTCATTTTTTACCTCCAAACAATTTTCTCCATCTTTATTTAGGGGGCTTGCCAGACCTCAAGCCCCTCTTTTTTTTAATGTGGACTATTTGCTCCTATTAATGCACAATAACATTGATGTAGGTTGATGTATCTGCCCACTCTAAGCCAATGGGATACTTATATGATGTTTTCTCGATATCAGTTGCTCCTCCAACCTTGATAACATCTCCTGACGAAAGAGCCATTGAAGCTAGCGGTACTTTCCATTCAGAAATCCTCGTACCATCGAAAATAGTCTTGGTTTCAAGGTCTCCTGGTATATCATACTGCGTACCTTCAACAAGCCATTGTGTTTCATAATCATCGGTAAATCCAGAGCTAGGACCTTCCCATGCATCTGGATTTATGCCTGTTTGGAATAAGACGTCATATGGCTTTCCCCATAAACCTCCTTCAGTAGGGTTGATGTTTAATCCGATTTTATCGTCTCCATATCCCTCACCAAGACGAACATCAGTTGAATCCACTAAATCAAATAGCATATATAGGTGATCCGTAGTTGCCAATACTTTGACAGTACCTATTTCTCCTGTAACAGATATTTCGGTTGCATCATCCCACTCGCCTAAATTCACAATTCCATCCACTTCAGGAATTGTTAACCGTTCAGGAAATAACCAATCGAGAAAATCACAACCAGTAAGAAATAAACCGGCAACTAACATAATCACCACCAATACAGTTAGCTTTTTCATTGTTTTTTTTCACCTCCTCTCTTGCGGGGTCTGGCCGGTTAAAAGGTCTGATAAATTACAATAGTCCTTAGTTTATTGCAATTTATAATAACCAAGCCAGACCCGATTTTTATTTTAAATATCTTATAGTCCCTTACTCCTGTCCCTCCTCTTCTGCCCTGATCTTTGCCATCTTTATTATTTTTTCTACCGCTTCCGGATTATCAAGTAAGGTCCGTTTTAACCCCTCAATCGGGCTTCCCGGTTCTTTTAAATCGGCCAAACAGGCAAAATAAGCTATTTCTCTCCAAGTATCTAAATCTACTTCATTGAATTTTTTAAAGATCTTATCTAACTTTTCTTTGTCCTCATCAGTAGGTGGCTCCAAGGCTTTCATGAGATTGTCATATACCTCTTTATTGGTAGTTAATACCTTTTTGGCTATATGCTCGGTAAGTGTAGTTTTTATTATTCCCCGCTCCAAAGCAAAGTTCATTAATTCTTCAAAGGAATTAATTCCCACTTTTTGAGCCTTTAAGGCCATTTCGTTTAAGATCTTATCTCCTTCTTCAACCTTTTTTTTGTGGATTGCCTTCGACTCTTTGTAAGATTTAATTTTTTCCTTCCCCTCTTCCCGATCCTTCTTTAGCTGGGCTTCCCGGGCCCTTGATTCCTCAATTTCTTTTCTTAAATCCGGTTTTTCAGCTTTTTCCTGTTTTTCTTTAACTGGGGCCTTTTTTTCTTCCTTACCTTTAATTTCTTCCTCAATTTCAGGTTCCCCTATAACTGCCCCCTCTTTTTCGCTATCATATTTTGGGCTAATATCTTCTTCTCTTTCCGGTATTTGATATACTCTTCTTTGCCCTAAAAATAAGGTCTTGCCTTTCCTTATCTTTCTAATATCCTCTATAGGTAGATCCAATTCGCAGGTCAAGGGCCAGTGCTTATCTTTTCTACCCTCGTGCTGGGTTTCTTTTTGCATTCGCCTTAACTTAAAGGGGAGCATGGTTATGCTGTTATATTCATTAGTTATAGGATCTTTGAGTAATTCCAAAGCCAAATAGACCCCGCTCTGTATATCTACCATAGTATTCCAGGAGCCAGAATCAATTACATAAATACCGCCCATTGAGATTTTAGGTATAAAAAAGAAGAGGCTGGCTCGTTTACTGCAACCGTCCTTTTGTGCAAACTTATCGCAGGGGCATTCAACTTCTTCAAAGATCCCTTTTTCATTCGCTTTCATCGTGGTTTCTCCGTCCCCTACACATTTAAGACCCCTTGAACTACCATAATATTTGTAGGCCTGGGGAAATAAACCGCCAATATCCGGTAAACCATTTTCATCTAAACCGGATAAGGGGAAGGCAATATCTAATTCGGTGGGTTCTTCTTCAAACATTTTTTTAACTTCTGAAGGGCATACAAAATAAGGGACATCTTTAGGATGAAATTCTAATTCTCCAAATTTATCTCTTCTTTGCAAGGGATCTCCGTTCTGATCCTTTTTATACTTACCGTCTTTATCTCTTGCTATGGTAGGTATTTTTATGCCCAACCGGATTTTGCCCTTCCAGGTCAATCTCCGGATACTGCTAATTGGGTATTTACCTTTGATCTTAGTAAACCTCTTAAAAAAACCTGTGCTATTATTCATTTTAATTACCTCCTAAAATTTTATTTTTCCAAAATTAGCCAAAGGTGTCATCCTGGCACTTCTGACAGAGCCCCGAAATCTCATATTCTTTAATTGATAACTGGTCTTTAAAATCCTCCATTTTTATTTCTTTGCCACAAAAAACACAAAGGTTTTTTTCTTTGGCCTCTGTCTGGGATCTGCCAAATGCCTTTTTAGTAAAAGTATCGAGAAAACTTTGTACTTCTTTGCTTCTTTCCACCCTTAAATTACCTCCTTAATTTTTAGCTTTTCTCCACAATCACAAAAACAAACACTGTACTTTAAGGCCCAGCCATGCCAGACCTTTCCACATTTAGGACACTTTACTTTTGGCATCTATATTCACCTCCTTACTTATTATTGATCCGGATTTGTGATTTGCCTGTGATATGCAAATCTTTCATTTAATATTTTAATATTACTCAATAAAAGATAATTTAATTTAACTCTTGTTAATCTGTTAGTATTTAATAAATTACAATATGCCTCTATAAAAGTTACTTTTCTTTTAGTACCTAACTTCATATCTTCTTCAATAATTATCAATTATTCTCACCCTCCTTAGAACAAAAATAGCCAAAACAAAAGAGACCAGACACTAACAGGAGCACCGAGAACCTGTTAAAATGTCCAGTCTGATTATTTTGGCTATTTGATTTTGATTTTAAATGATATAACATAAAAAACCCCGAACATCCTTAAATGTCCAGGGTATTATTGTTATATGTTATATCAAGTGTTATATCCTGTAATATATCTTATGTAAAGTAATAGCTAAAAAAACAAGATTTCAAAATTAACCCTGAAACATTTAAAAAATTTTTTATTCAGTATCCGTTTTCTTTATAAAAACCAGCTAAGGCTTTTTGATATATCGGTAGTGGTTTTTTAGTCGTTCCTAATTCCCACCTAATTATGGTATGTTCCCGGCAACCGATTATATCTGCAAGTTCTCTCCTGGTTAATTCAGCTTTTTCTCTTAGTTCTCTTAATCTGCTTAAATCGATTTTCATTCATCTTACGTCAACAATCAATTTATAATTGTTTATCCTCCCATCTCATAAGGGTTTTAAAGTAATGTTCTTACTAAAAATATTTTACCAAATGTAATGTTATTTGTCAAATATTTTTAATAATCCCAATTATCTTTTTTACCTTCTTTGACCTTTTTCATGAACTCTTTTAGTGCTATCTGGCAAAAATCGGATAAACTGAGCTTGATAGGCTTAAATTTTTTGGCCAGTTCCCGGGCTTCCTCTTTTACTTTGGCAGATCCCGCGCTAAAAGTGATTCTATCATCCTCTTCTTTATTTTTGATAATCTCTTTTTTAACCATTATAATTTCTCCTTTATTTTATTGATTTTAAGTAATCACAAACCAGGGGACTTTTAAAATCCCCTGGGATCTGACTGCTTTTTATTATTAATTATTCAACTGTAACAATTTTAATTTCCCAATCTGCTATTGCATTGATAGTTAAATAAAATGTCCCTCCTTTGGGATTATAAAAACTTCCTTTGCCAGGTTTATTTTGATTAGCTATTATACCAATTGGGGTTCCGTCCCCCTCCCATAGAGTAATGCCAAAATATATAACCCCCGTTCCATCATCTTTTGCATCCCATTGTATTTCCCAAGCAGTTTTAACAATAAATGGTCTTGTGGTTTGCATACCATTCCCCGAATAAGCCTTTATGATAGGGTCATCTGTAACCTTCAATCCCAGTTTTCCGGATAGGGTATCATACATTTCCAACCTAGTATCTCTGTTAGCAACAACGATAATTTTTTCCAGTTCAGCGATAATTTCCTCTTTTGATAAATCCCCGGCTAATATAGTTATCGAAAACAATAAAACAAAAATTATCAATACAATTAATTTTTTCATATTTTTTTCACCTCCTTTATAAAGATTTATTAACTAATTCTCTATATACCACAGCATTTGACCAGGCATTGAACTTATTAAACCATTCCTGTTCGTTGTTTATGTCCTCAATTCCGTATTTTTTAGCAATATCAATTTTAGTTTTTTCCCGAATGTCGTCGGTGATCTTCCTATCAACTGAAATATATTTTACGGTAGGATAATCCCTATTACTATAATAATTATAACAATCAGTCATACCGTCAAAATGTCCCGATTCATATTTATCAACTAACTTTCTAACTTCATCCTCCGGTACTCCGTTAGTATAATAAATGTCTACACTATTCCCACCTGCAAAACATTCAGATCTGATAGAAAACTTAATGCCCGGGAACTTTTCTTTTAATTCCTTCCTTATGGTTTGGGCCACTTCAGCATGTTCGCTTTTCATTTTATTAGTACCCCCCTTTCCTTTTTGAATTTTAAATAACCTTCATAAATTAACTTCTTACCAATGTTAGCCAGGGTATATTCTATAAACAGATCAAAAGCCTCTTTATCAGGTTTATAGGCATGTTTTTTAAATTCATCTAATCTATGATCATAACCAAAATACAAATCTCTTTCAATTCCTAGCCCTCTTACCTTTACTTCCTCAAGCTGTCTTAAAGTGAAATACCCCAATTCTTTTTCAAAACCATCCACCAACCCAAAAAATAAAAAATCTCCATCCGGGTCTCTTTCCCCTTCTATCACATACCAGGTCCAGTCACTAAGCGGGTGAAAATATTTTACTATTATCTTTGGGTTCTCCTCATGTTCTTGTGAATATCGTTTCGGTAATTTCTTTTCGATTTCTTTGGTCATTAATTTCATTTTATTGAACTCCTTTTTATAATTTGATTTGCTCTCCCTACCACCTTGTCTGCAATAGGTTGCATTACTTTCCACGTCTTATAAGATATGGGTCTGCAATTTTCTTCTTTCTTAAATTCTTTAACGTATTTTAAATATTCTACTTTGCTATATTTCATTTTAAAGCACCCCCACTTTAAATTTTATTATGATCTTCCGATCCAAATTAAAATCCTTCCGGTTTATCTGTTTTACAAATAATACTTCAGCCCCCGGTATCACCCTTTCAATAGTAAAAGCATAATCGCTAACGTCTGCCTGATCATGTCTGCTTTTTAACCAAGTAACCAAATAGGTCCTTTCCTTTTTATTATACCGGAGCCTCTCCGGGCAGATCAATTTAGAGCTTAACCTTTCTAAAATCCCGCTTCTGTCTATCCTTTCCACTCTTTTATACCCCCCTTATTTATATCCTCTACCTAATTATATTATACTCATTATTCAACCTTTGTCAAGTATTCTCTGCAAATAATATAAAATATTTTCAATTATTTCAGATAATTATATACTGAAAATTGGTTTTTTCTACTCTTTTTTTGCTTAAAATCGCTGTAACCGTTGTAAATAAAGGGTTTGCTTGATTTTTGAAGATGTTCATATACCGCGTATATGAAGAAATTTTGAAGGGTCGCTTATGATTATACCTATAGGGGTAAAACACCCCCCTTAAAAACGAAATATGAAGGTTTATTCTTTAGTGATCTAAAAAATGACCTGCCGGGCCCTAGAATCCCGGCAGTTAGGAAGTGATTAAATGAAAAAGCGCAGGTTGGTGGTGATCGGTATTTATTTTGGAAGGTCAGGGCATACAAACTCTTTTTCAGGGAATTTCTTGTCCATTAGCTCCCGGATCTGTTTTTTATTGCAATTTCTGATACTCTCTTGTATGTCATTGGCCACTAAATTTATATAGGTCTCATATCTCTTGCTATGAAGATATTCCCTATATTTTTCATGATAGTCAGCGTTATATATTCCCCAGGCCTTAAATAGTTTTTCCCAATAGGGCATAGTCTTTTTTTCCAGCCAGGAATCGCCTAGGTATTGACGGTAATTTATGTAGGGTTTTCGGTTTTATGTTTGAATATGCCAACGAGATTAAAAAATGCCACAGCTATATCGATAAAATTCCCAGCAGAAGATAACAATTTTTCTTTAGTAATAGGTAATGGGAATATGGCTGCTACAGTATCATAAAACAAAGCAACGCTATCTAAAATGACCTTTCGTTTCTCGGGACCGAATCCAGGGACTTCTAGTTCTTTAATCAGATTTAAGATTAAAGGAACTATTCCAGCCAAAAATCCTAATAATTTTAATATGCTACTCATCTGTTTTTTCACCTTCCTTTCCTGTTAAAATTCTATCAAATTTTAACAGATCATTGTTCTCTATGGAACCGGAGTAAATAGGCTTCTTCCCCAGGTAGATCCAGAAATTGCTCGGGCTTGGTGGCTTGACATCAACGTGAATCCCCCACTTAGCGATACCGATTCTCAAGCCTCCTACTTTTTCAGCTATTAAACCTAATTTAATTGGGGATATTCCTATAACTTTTATATCGGCTGCCTCCCCATCAGGAGCCGGTATGTGTCCAGATCCCGGAAAACCACCTATCCTTTTATTTTCTTCTTCACATCTATTACCACTTAAAACAATTACCGGTTTATGAAAATCAAGTCCCCTGTCTATAATTACTATCATCATTTCCAATTTAAATAGTAAGAGGCTACTTATCCGGACCTTTTTTCTCCTGCATTTCTGACAGGGGCAACGGAACTCTTTAGACCAGAAATTAGTCGAAAGATCACCTAGAGGGTCATTTTTTCTGTCCATTTGTTTTATTAACCTTCTTTTTAAAATTCACCTTATCAGCACATCCGTTAAAATAACGATTCAAATACTCAGTTAAAGCCCCTATCATGGTTATACTTTTCCGGTTTAACCTGGCATTAGTTTGATCCCCTTTATGCAATGCTTTTAATTCTACTTTAAACATACTTAGAATACTTTTCATATTCTTACTTTGTTCTTTGATGAGATATCTAACCAACCAACAGATTAATACTAAAAATATACCGGTTACAATCGCTATTCCATATTGGTCTATTGCTTTCCCTATTTCGATCCCTTCCATTGCATCATCTCCTTACTCCAGCCCATTCCATTTAGTAAATTCTTTGGTATTCCACTTAGTTATGGTTTGGGTATTCCATTTATGATCCCAGCCGACAGCGCCTCCCGTTCCATAAAGACTTAAAGCATCGTCATCATAAGAATTAAACGTTATATCTGTACAAGGAATTTGATCGCCGCTCATATACCAAATACCACTAAAACCCGAACTATCTTTTTCCATATTGCCTACTGTGCAAAACATACCGATATAATCGCCTTCTTGTACTTCCAAATCAACCCCAAAAATCTGTTTAGACCCTCCAGTAACAGAGCCAATAAATTCGGTATCACGAGTAGATAGATTATTACCACTAACCACATAAAAAATACCAACTTCACAATTGGTTAGATCCCCCCAGGCCCAAATTTCAACCGATGTAATTGTCCCTGAGGCATTAGATGGAATACCCATATTCACCCAGGTATAATTTGCAGGGGCAGTGGTTCCTCTATTTATTGCAGGCATTCCTATATCAATATCAACCGCCAAAACATTAATTGAGAGAATCATAATTATAATTAAAATTATTAATAATATTTTTTTCATAATTAAATCTCTCCTACATCAATAGATGGATCAAAGAATAAAATATCGGCAGATTTTGCCACACCTACCCTTTGTAATTGCTGTCCAGTAGTAGAAGGGGCAGTAGAGGTTACGCCCCCAGCGGTGGCACTGGTATAAACCATCGCCCCTGTAAAATCCCATGCATCATCCCTGATATAGCCCATAACTAACATTTTGCAGAATTGACCATCAATTTTAGATTCAAGGGCAATCCTTAATCCTGGCATATTAGCCGCCAAATCTGCATCAGTCTTTTTCCATTCTTTGTCGGTCCAGTTAAAATATAGCAAATTCCCGAAAACTACAGATTCGCCGACAATCTGATAATCCATAATTCCTGAATAGGTATGATCAGAACTTAATGAGACTGAAATATCTATACTATGCTCATTTAATCTGCAATCCCCGCCTAATTCTGGGGTAGGATCTTCTACCAAATTCTGCATATAATTTTTAGTGGTTTCGCAAAAATCATTTACCGCCTTTGAGGTAGGTACTTTAGCGTCAGAACCAACCGTCAAAGTGGTCTCAATCCCTACTCCTGAAAACTCCACCGCATTAGGAGTGGTATTAATTCTAAGTATCTCTCCGGCTTTCCCAATATAAGAAGATGGAGTGTCGGTTAATTCCAAAAAGGTAGTAATCCCAGCTCCTGGATAAACCTGGACCCAGTTCGCAGCCACAAAACATTTATAAACTTTTGTGGTATCGGTGGCCAAATACATATCATTTGCCACTGGGACAGCAGGTTTAGAGGCATCAAGTCCATAATTTAACCGGCCCAAATAACCGCCAGTAGTACCATTTTTAGGGTATAGATCATTTCTAAGCGAATGACCTAATAAAAACCCTAGATCGTCGAGGATTTGCCTAACTTCATTGGAATCTTCCAGGGCATCGGCTTTGTCAGCAATCCCCACATAGAAATTAGTTCCGGACTCCTGGGTATATTTGTAATATGCAGTAAAACCGCTTATGCTAAATATTAGGAAGATAACCGATAAGATTATCCCTAACCATATTTTGTTTTTTAACATTATTTACCACCTCACCTTTAATCGGTTTATAATTTTTGATTTCATTTAAAATTATCTCTTTTAATGCAAGCGTAGAAAATTCACTTGACCTATTGCCTAATTCTTGACGAGTAAAATTGAATAAAATTTGCTCAACCTTTTTAACCAGTCCTCCCAAAATAATATCCTCCTTTTTCTTTTACAATCAGGATATAAATACTGCCTGGTTTTGTCCAGGCAGTATTTATATATTTTTAATTATTCTCCGTCATATATGCCTCTGCTTCCTATTTCGCTTAGATTGTAAACTTCTATCCTACTACCTGCCCAGTTATATACTACATAAGAAGCTACTGTTATACCCTTACGTCTTGCCCAATCGTCTATACAAGCTTTAAAGGTTGTACCGCCATAATAATAATGTCCAGTAGATGTATAATAGTAATTAGCACCCATATCATAGATACATATTCTATGAGCTTTATCAGTTGTATAAAGTATATATGTTTGATAGGTAGTATAACCGTTTTCATGTCCAACATACGAACTAAGGACAGCATATTCACTACAATCCCCCCAACGTTTTGTCCAAAATTCATAAGGACTAAAAACCGCCTTATGAGTTTGATAGGTACAATTACTATACATCCAGGATGCTATCTTGCTGGGATGGTTCATACTATTTACAAAACTGGTAAATGCAGAATCACTGGGTGGATTCCAGGGACTAAGATTATAATAATCCGTTGTACCACCGCAACCGACAGATAATAATAGTAGTCCTAGAATCACGATTAAAGCAAAATTTCTTATTAACTTTTTCATTATTTTTTCACCTCCTTTCTTACAAAATAAAAAAGAGCCATCAAAAAAAACTATTATAGTTTTTTAAAATGGCTCTCTAAAAATGGAGCTCTAAAATTATTTAATTTTTAGACTTTATTTAAGCATTCAACCTCCAGTAATTTTAGAAAAAAGTCGAATCACTAGGAATTATTCCTATCCACCAGGATAAATGAAAGCTTCTAATTGCCAACCAGTAACCTCAACCGAGACAACTGTTTTATTTTTATCTACCTCTAAAAAGCAAATATTATTGTCATAATACCCTGTGTAAATCCAATGTCCGGTAGAAGATCCTTTATAACTGTTCCCATCTTCACAATAAGCGATAAACCAGACTTCATAATCACCGATTGTTTCATTCCCGGTATTAAAAATTTTATACCAGATCTCTACCTGATCACTCCCCGTCTCGAAATATCTCTGCTCCCAATCATCAATTATAATAGTAGCTCGCAATGTTTCCATTTCGAGGAAACAACCCGATAGCAATACAACTAATATTAAAAATAATACTATCCAAAAAACTTTCCTTTTCATTGCTTATACCCCCTTAAATTATCTTTAAACCACCAATATATAATACGATACAAGCAAGGGAAAGTTACCATCAATATTATAAATCTTTTTTCTATAATTTACAATTATTTTATGCTCTCATCAGCCCGGCCTAATAAGTAAATAAATAGATCTTCTAATTTTCTAAATTTATTGGCAATGGTAACACTAAAAATATAATATATAATCTCTCCACCCGAATCGGCAGGTTTATAAGGTACTTCGGCTTCAGCAGCCGGTTTATATCCTATCACCGCTTCAGCAGCAGGTTTATATGGTACTTCGGCAGCACCATAATACTCAATTACATCAACCCTTACCAATTCTACCCTCTGGACTATAAACTGCTGGTTAATATCTCTTTTGGTAGAGCTTAAGGTTATTATCTGACCGCTTCTAATATCATTTCGATTAGTAATAAAAGTGGCTTTTATAGCCAAATTAGCATTTTTTAATAGATCAGCCTTAGCGGTCTCATTGGCCCAGGCTATACTGTCAATATTATTATCCACCAGGCAAAATTCAATAATACCATCCCCACCTTCAAGGGCCTTAATAGCGTCTATGGAATCTTGATCTTCTCTTTTAAAACAAATCGGAACTCCGGAAACAGAATAACCAATAAGTATTTCACTCCCTATAGTTAATTCTCCTTCCCCAATGCTCCCCGTGCCATAGATACTAGATGTATCATTTGTTGTACTGGCATTAAAAATTTGATTGGTACAAGGTATCTTATCCTCATTAAGATACCATTTACCGCTATATCCTGGCTCATCAGCACAAAGATAACCAGCAGTAAAATAAATACCTATATAATCACCTTCTACCACATCTAAATCAACTTCAAAGACTTGTTTCGAGCCCGACACTACAGTGCCAATATATTCGGTATCCCGGGTAGAAAGATTATCGGGGAAATTATCCGGATCAGGACGGTAAAAAATAGCCACCTTACAATTAGATAAATTATAATAGGCATACATTTCTATTCGGGTGATCTTTCCGGTTTTATTAGCAGGGTTACTTTTATTTATATGCGTAAACTTTGGATATGCTACAACTTCAGATTTACTTATCAAAGTCCCGACATCAATCATTTCGCCCCCTGCAGCTCCGATCGATAATACTTTCGTTGTCTCATTTAACATAAAATCATAATAAAGAGGGTTGTCCACCCCATCCCAGCCGATTGTTTTAGTTACTCCATCCACTTTTATAGTAGGTAAAAATTGTTTATATATAATAATATTGGGATCGGAAAAATATCCTATTGCTAAATATTTATTATTATGTGAAAATATTGCTCCCTTACCATTACCGCCGGGCAAATCGTCAGGGTCGGGTTGTTTGCCTAAGATATCCCCTGAACGAGTATATATAGTTACAAAGGGTGTGGTAGAATGAGCGACTGCCAACTGTATCCCATCAGGAGAAAAATCTACTCCGTAACAGGCCCCAGCAGGTAGTTCAGCAGGATCGGCTATCTTGGTGAATACATCAAGAGCCCTTTTATATACTGTTACCCAGGGAGTTACATCATGACTAACAGCCAGATAAACAGAATCAGGAGTCCAGGCCACATTAAGTCCCCATCCAGCAGGTAAGGCAGCCGGGTTATTTAATTTAGTAAAGGTATCCCCATCACGTTTATATATGGTAATAAAGGGAGTAGTCTTATGAGCCACCGCTAAATAAACACCATCAGGGGAAAATTTGCATCCATAGGCATCCCCAGCAGGTAAATCGGCTGGGTTGTCAAGTTTGGTAAAGGTGTCTCCACTTCTTTTGTAGATAGTAATATAGGGTGAATTATTATGGGCCACCGCCAGATAAACCCCATCAGGAGAAAAATCACAGCCCCAACCTACCCCGGTAGGCAAGATATCAGGGTTAGTTAATTTAGTGAAGGTATCTTCATCTCTTTTATAAATCATCACGTATGGAGTACCGGCATGCGCTAACGCCAGATAGGTAGAATCAGGAGAGAAAGAAGCTTCATGTCCATCATCATTAGGGGTAACATCGGGATAGTTTAATATTTCAAATGAATCATTCTCTCTTTTATATATATAAATGCCTTTGTTTGCTGCCACTACATGCTCATAAGGTACAGCTAAATAAATATCATCATGGGAAAAATCGCATCTCCAAATACCCTGCTCTCGGGGTGGTCGATCTGGGTCCGGCAATTTTTCCCGCCCCCGGTTAATGGGTGCAAATTTACAGGTCCACTGATCAGCCACGCCATCATAGATAAAAATTTCCCCAAAAGTATCTTTTAGTCCTGAACTTTTTATAAAAATTCTATTCCTCAATTGAGATATATCAGTATTTATTATTAGATCTTTATAATCTGCCTGGTTATCATCCAATTGGAAAGGTGCCGGATAAGTATTTTTAGCAAAGAAATGTATATCCTTGTCATAATCCACATACCACTCGTAACCGCAAATTTCAGCTATTTTAGTTAAGGCTTCAGATATTTGAACATAATCGAAAGCTATTTCGCTTATAGTGGGGCCATCGCTGACATTATTAGTAGTAAAGTCAGTAGCAGATATGCCAAAATTAAATTCACAAAGGTGAGCTCCTAGTGAAGAAGAATAACTATTATAAAATCTTATCCTTGCTTTAGTAATGGAATAATTTCCGCTAAGCGATTTTTCCTCCCAAATCTTATCTGCAAAAGTTCCTTCATAAACATTATGCCAAGCACCATCGTAATAAACATCAATATCTATTTCAGTTATATATTCCGAAAGAGGATCTGCAAAAAAGCGAATTTTATTGCAAAGTATTGAATCTATATTTAGTTCAAGAAAACTACCCCAGGAGAGTAGTTCGATTTCAGTATAAGCATACGTTTCAACATCGTTATCATATACACTAATTTCATATATCCATTTACTATCAGGATCATTATATCCCGTAGGAATGCCAATTTTGCTATATTTATAGATAATATCTTTTATGATATCCCCGGCTTTTTGATCTTTGTAGGATTCTGCCACTAATTTTTTATCTAAATCCCGAGTATGATCGATACATTCAACCGGATATTTTAAGAGATTAGGGGGCAAAAAACTTTCTTCTTTAGATAAGATCCTTCCAGAAAACAATTTTTTAGCGCCTTCTTCAATTAAAACCGATTGACCGGGTTTGGGGGCAACAGCGATATTATTACATATAAAATCAAATGAAGCAGAATTAACCTTACTGGTTAGCTCGTCCCTTATGCTAAGGGTCCGGGCATCCACATATTCGGTTTTATCCACTCCCCCGATTTTAACCGATATACCCAATTTAATGTCTCCTCTTTAATTCTATTTTTCTTAATACCTCATCACTTATGGTTATTGCCAATCTCTTAATGTCTACATTATCAGAGATCCTATTATCGTGAATATCAATATTTATTTTAGTCTCGCCAAAACTCGAGGTTGTAATATTCGGAGTGCTTACTATTCCACCACCGGCAAAAGCAGGGACCGGAGTAGGTAAACCCCGGGAAACAGCCTCTATTAAATTTTGAGGGATCATCTTAAATCTCTTAATAAAATCAGTCATGGGTTTAGATATTACATATTCCCCGATATCTAATTTTGCCATTACCGTATCGGCCAACCCGCCAAACTGATATTTTTTAACTTCACTACCAGACTGATATCCTACTCCACCGCCTTTATTAAATCCTAATATACCGGAAAGCAGACCGCCACCGGGAAAAATTAAATTTACTATCCAGGAAGCAGCAAGTTTGGCTATCTGCTGAAGAATGGCATCTATCATATCTTTCCAAAGATCTTTCATGGCTTCCCCAAAAGTTTTAGCACCTGAAAGTACACTATAAAAAGCACTACTTAAACCGCTTTCCATAGCATTTTTTAAGTCAGATATAAGATCACTAACAGCGGAAGTGGTATCCTCGACAGTTTCTTCTATCTTTTCACCGGTATATTTTAAAGGCTCTAATACTAAATCCATATTGCCGGTAATACCTGTACCGAACATAGCCATCATATTAGGCATCCATTGATCAGACGTAGAAAGAGGACCTTCAATCGGTGGGGATTCAAAACCAAAGAAATTTTTAACTTTATTGGCTGCACCTTTAAGGGAATCGCCTAAATCGCCTACTTTAGATTTAATACCTTCACTAAAACCTGATATAGCCCCTTTTCCCCATTCCATCATCTTTTTAGGCAAATTGGCCAGATCTTTAAATTTTTCAATTATCCAATCTATCATTTCAGTTACTTTTTGAACAGCCATATCTTTTAAGTCTGTAAGAAATTTTATTATATCTTCCACAAAGCCCGATACAAATTCAACAATTTTATCCCAGTTTTTCCAGATTGCAATTATGGCAGTAACCGCTATAATAAGTAATCCGATTGGCCCGGTAGCTATTGTTCCTATTAAAGCTATTGCCGGAGCCACCGCACTAAAAGCAGAAACTAACATCAGGATTGGCCCACCTACCGCAGCAGCAACCCCCACTACCGCAGCTACCTTTGTTATCGTGGCTACCAATTCGGGGTTTTCTTTAGTCCAGGCAACTACTTTTCCTACAATTCCGGTAACTTTTTCTATTAGGGGAATAATAGCCGGGATTAAAGTATCCCCGATAGTCCTTCCAGCACCGGCCAAAGATCCTTTTAAATCGGTTATTCTATCGGTAAATTCAGCAGCTTTGGTGGCCGCTTCGGTGGACATGGTTATACCCAGTTCTTTAGCCCGGGTCATTAAATCTTCAATACCGCCTTCACCGGCTTTAAGTAAAGGCAATAATTGAGGACCTGCTCTTGCTCCGAATAAATCCATAGCAAGGGCTGCCTGTTTTGTGGGGTTTTCTATTGCAGATATTTTAAGGGCTGCTTCTTTTAATACATCAACGGTAGGTCTTAAATTGCCTTCGGTATCTACAACGGAAATATCCAATAACTCAAAGGCTTCCATACCTTCACCAATTCCCATTGAAGCATCATCCATCACTTTGGTAAGACCCTTTAAACCTTTTTCCAATGTTCCAATATCTGTTCCGGATATATCGGCAGCGTAGGCCAGGGCTGACAAATCCTCTACTGCAACCCCGGTTCTTAGGCTCATTTTATCGAACTGATCACCGACTTGAGCAGTTTTTGTTACAATGGTAGCAAAGGCAGCGGTAACTATACCACCGGCAACCGTTGCAATTTTACCAATCTTCCCTATTTTTTCAGAGAAACTGGAAACGTGGCCTTCTGCATTACCCAAAGCACCCTTTAATTTTGTAGCATCACCTAAAATATTAACAAAGATATCAGCCAATCTATTTTTTCACCCCCATAAAAGCCAAAAATGCCTTATAAAAAAGCATTTTTAGCTCATAAACTTCAATAGCATCTTTCATTATCCAGTCTAAATCATCAGGGGGAATTGCCAGGATATCTCTATACTTATAATTATAAGCAAAAGATAAGACTTTTGTTATTTCCCGGAATCCCCCGGCTTGAAATATTTTTTTAACCCAGATATTTTAATGATAGAAGCCTGTACTCTTTCAAACTCAAGAATGTCAATCATATCTTCAAATTGATCTAAAGTTAAATCTTTTGTTTCAGGATTAAATTTCTTAACTACAGCCAATAAACTATAGAAACTAAAATCATAGGTTGCAGTTTCATCCCCTTCTTTTATCTTCCTTTTTTCTATGTTTAATTTCTTGATATCCAGCATAGAAAGAGGCTTGATTATATACTCTTTATCCCCTATTTTAACCGGGGAAGTATAGACTTTCTCTTCCTCAACCTTTGGAATATAGCCTTTATCCCCGCCAATGATATTTGGTTTTTTGATCTCTTTATTTTTAGACATAATACTCCTTCCTTATGGTTAGATAATCTAACAGAATACCCTCAAATCGCTAACCTGAATACCCTACATAATGAAATTTTATCCTACCTAAGGGGTTTACCCCTTAATACCCGGTTTCAAGGTTAATCAGGGTAATTTTGAAAGGATATCCTAAACTTGCATCGTATTTGGCCTTACCGGTAACTCCGCAGATTATTGGTCCTGGTCCACCCATATTGATTGGGAAAGTCAAATATCTAAATTTAGGTATATCGATTATTAGAGTATAATAATATCCGGCTTCACATTCTGCACCTACAAATTTAACTTGGAAGGCCTGTTCTGTGCCATCTTTAAATTTAGTATATTCAACCCGGTCTATAAAATCGATAGTAAAGCTAACCGGTATCTCTCTAAAACCACTTCTAATAATTTTTCTCAATATAGCGGTATTGTTAAGGGCATATTTTCCTACACATTTATTATCGTAATTTATCCCGAAACTTTCAATATCATTGTTAGGAGATCCAGCTATCGAAATAATTGACTGCTCCCAGGTAAAAGGATCGGTAGTTTCAAAAGATGGAGCGGTCTTTGGTGTATCGCCTAGATTCTTAGCAATGATCCCATTGGTAGCCTTTAAAATTTTATCGGTAGTAGAAAAATTTAAAGCCAGGGTATTAACTATTCCACCTAAAAACTGGAAGGCATCCCCTTGATCCCGGTAGACTTCTAAAGTATAAGGGTTAATTGGACAATCCGCACTAAAATCGGTAGCCTGTCTGGGAATAAAGATATGCTGTTTAGCATTTGTCGCATCGGTAGTGGTTACCTTTCTAACAGTATCTATATTTATAATACATTCCCCTAAATCGGTTACGTATTTTAAGCCCATACTGATTACCGCGGTCAAAGCTGCTGGGGTTGCAATAGCCAAAGTTACCTCTTTCCATACTCCAGCGGTTAAAGCCGGGATATCTAAAAGTTCAAGCGGTGAAGCACAGTTCTCTGATTCATCAAGTAAAAATTGTAAACCTCCTAAGGCAGTTTCAACCGAGCATTTGATCCATAATTTTATATGGGTTGAAGCGGTCATATTATTAGAAGCAATTGCTTCGGTGGCTAAAATAGCCCCCGCTGCCACTCCAGAAGAAACTCTTAATTTTACCGATTTAGTTCCTTTTTTATAATCGCTGGCATCTACCTCGGATATTACTCCACCTTCTACTAACTCATCCCATTTATCCTCACAATCCTCGATTACGGTTTCTGCTGTACCTGCAGGGGTTGCCGCTTCCGGTTCATTAATTGCACTTCTTAACAGGTGGCCTAAACTTGCGGGATATACTTCCACTACAACATCACCACCGAAAGCCCTTTCACCCTGGTATGATTTTGGCTCATCGAGTATTCCCTTTTGGGCAGCAGATAAAACTTCTTCGATATTTGGGATTAGAGTTTCAGATACGAATGGTAAGAAAAAATCATTAACGCCTGTTTCTTTCTGTCCCCAGATTAATTCTTTTTTAATTCCTATGTGTCCTCTTGATCCTTGTGCCATTATTTGTCAACTCCTTTCTTTTTAAATTTTTAACTTTTATCTTTTTCTCTTTGACTAAATCAAAATAGCCGGTATCTAAATATTTTTTTGCCTTCTCTTCATCTCCAACTACTATAAATTGATTAGGCTGGAAAATACCCAATCCGACTACTTCCAATTCAATATCCCGATTATATTTTAATAACATAAGATCACCTTCTTTTTATTCTCTAGTAACGAAGCTCTGCCTTAAAGTTATTTTCATATCAATCCCTACTCCCCTGAACGGATAAGAGCTAAAATCAAACCTGGTATTCGGGAAGCTAAAATATAGACATTCTCCATCCAGATCAATATGCGCACCTAGGGCTTTTTTAATATCGAAATTTAGATCAAGAATACCTTTAATAATATTAATGGTTAAAATATTTATAGTCGCTGAATTACCGCTTCCACCAGTTACCGCCAAACCGTCAGCCACAGCATAACCAGAACCCCCATTTAAAAGAGTTACGGTCAAAATAACACCGGAATCATCAACAGTATTGACAGTCACCGTTCCAAGGGAACCACCTGTCTGAACTACAGTAATAATATCCCCTGCGGTATATCCTGTTCCGCCAGATTCGAGGGATATTGTTTTAATGGTAGTATCCCCGATCATCTGCTTATCCACATCATAAATTTTTATATAAGCCCAGATAGTAATAGTAAAATTTATCTCTGTATTATGTGGCATGGTTACCGGCTCTTCCGGTGCATTGGTAGGCTCCAAGATAATACAGGGAAACATATTAACTGGAATATTGTCCCTGGTCCCCGAATATACCACTTTAATATAAGGGCTTAAAACGATATCCTCTTCTAAAATGGTTTTAATTTTATTCCAAATTGTCTCTAATTTCATCTGGTTATTTCCTCTAAATATTCGATAAAAATATTAACTATATTCTTTTTATCATCTTCCTGAAAAAGTAAAAATTTACGCTGGGGTATTTTGGCAGTCCTTGCCTTCTGGTGAACGTGCATAGCAAAAATATCTTCCCCTGTCTTAGAATCAACCCAATGTAAAACCCTCGCTTTTACCGGGTAGATATCCCTGGCCGGTATCTTAATTGAGCCACCTTCCTGGTGTATTCTCATATAATCGCGCCGAGTTCCTATCTGTACCTTCTGATCAGATACGACTTCATAGACGATAGATCCCTTACCCATTCCGGTATCTTGAAGGATCTTCGCTCCCTTTCCTTTTTTTCTCCGCATAGCAATAGTCATGGGGCTAAGCGGAGCCCATTTTTTAGGTCTGCCTTCTTCCTTAAAATTTTTATCGATAGATCTTAGCATTAAAATACCGCACCGCTTTAAAGGGATTCTAAGATCCTTAGCTTTATCCCCAGCCTTTCTCAATAAGGCTTTTACCTTCTCATCGTTTTTAATTTCATAACTGATTAGTGCTCCGTTAGTCATCAGCCAAATCCTCTAATTTATCAGGATCGGTTTTCCAGTTAGTCTCATCCCTTTCATCAAAAGTCCTTTTATAATCTTTAGTGGTAGATTGAACAGCCCCCACGTCTACGGTAATACCTTCAATCTGTTTCGTGCCATCAGCAATATCTCTAAGGGTATCTTTGGCCTCTTTATATTTATCGATCCAAACATTTATACTGGGGGTCTTTCCTGAATATAATCCCCGCATAACATAATAGGCTGCAATATCTTCGGATAAAGATTTTATAATAGCTGGGGTAGTTTCTAAAGCATCGATGGCAGTCAATAGATCGGATGAAAAAGGTGACCTTATTTCTGCGTCTGCTTTAATAATAGCTTTGGCCAATAATGCTTCAGGAACATCAGTCACTTTCATATTCAAATTAGTTAATACATCAGTATCTTCACAAAAAGCCATTTATTTCTCCTATTATTATTAGAGGGAGAGAACATAATCCTCCCCCTCTAGATTTATTTATTAAGTTATTGCTGGAGATATCCTATATCCGCAGGCAGCACAAATTATTTTTTCTACTTCTTTATCTCCTACTTCAATCCAGTCACTATGTTTTGTTTCTATTCTTGCTCTTCTGGTTTGAAATTTTTGAGATTGGAAGGTATAACCTAAAGAGAATTTCTTTAATCCAGGTTTAGGTTCTACATAAGCCAATATGGCATTCTTGCCCCAAAGATAAGATAAACTTTCAGCCTTTCCTTCTTTGGCTGTATTATAACCAGCTTTACCGATTATTACTCTATCCACTCCGAATAATTCAGCCATAAGGTCAGCAGTAATTACACCCTTTTGGCTATATTTAATCCGCTCCAAAATTTTAGGATGATGTTTCAACTTATCGTAAACAGGTTTTGCCAATAACAATATATTAGGATCTCTGAAAATTACCGCATGTACAGCTTCCTTCCCTTCTTCAATATCAGCTATTGGGTCAGTCCCGGTAGCTTCAGTATAATCAGACCAAACACCACTTGTAGGAGCATTGGCCGATAAGGCTGCTTCTAACATAGTTTTAATTCTCATCTCTAAACTTAATTGAACGATATCAGTTAAAAATTCTGTAGTATCTACATCAATGTTCAAAGGTTTATCAGCGTTGTCTCTTTCATCATCATCAATTAAATCATTTAAGGCATATTCATTACAGACATAGCCATCAGTGTCCACTTTCCAATCTACGGTTCTTGAATCAGTCTTAGGGGCCCGCAAAGTTTTGGGAATCCTAAACCGATCAGCTTTTGAATTATATATATAATATATATCCGATTTCTTTTTTACCGGCACAACCGGCACTATTTGCAATCCGACATAGGCCTCATTGCTATATTTTATGGATATATTAGTTAAAATTTTGTCAACATGAACATTTTTAGGTTCTGGCATCTATTTTCAACTCCTTTCTTTTTTAAATTATTTATTAAGCACCAACTTTAAGATGCATTTTAGTAATCAGAAC